TGCTGGCAGTCTTTAACCACTCCCGCATTGCACCCCACATCTCAGCGCGCTTGTTGCCCCACATGACGGGCTTGCTCGACTTCCATCCGAAGTTCACTCCCCGCACCTTGTAACGCTGTTCTTTTAGCCTGTCAAGTACCCCGTAGCCCAGACCACCTTCGTCGATCACTGTTAGCGCCGGGCGGTACTCTTCGATGGCGTCAATTACCCGGCCAACGGTCGTCATGGTGTCCTCGCCGTGGTACCGCTTGATCGCTACCAAGTCCCGTCCTTGTCGGACGACGATGACGGTTGCGTCCGCGCCGCCTCGAGCTGGGTCAACGCCGACAACAATTGGCGCCGTCTCGTCCTTGTAGCGTGGCCTTTGGGCGGCATCGTCGACAGCAGACGCACCAATAAACTGATCTTCGCCAGCCGATGGGAATTCACCGTAGACTTCAACCCTAGCCTGTGGCGAATCCTCGCCATACTCCGCAATGATCTGCTCATATATCTGTTTGTCCGTGTCCTCGACCGTTCTGGAGTCAATGTTCTCCGTGTGCCAGAAGTTACGCTTGGCGTGGAAGCACTCGTAGAAGTACCCTTGATTACGCCGGGGGTTACTAAACGCGAACCAATACCTGTCTAGTATCGGTTCCGTAAAGAAGCCCGCACCGACCGACCAGATGGCGTCCGGAATACCGCTGGCCTCATCAAACACCAGCATCATGCCGTCGTGGTTGTGTACACCGGCGTAGCTATCTGGATTCTCTTCCGACCACAGTTTGCCCTCCGCTGCCCAGTAGCGCGTACCTTTCTTCAAGTCGCGCTCGACCAGCTCAGTTAGCCACTTAGCGGGCACCAGCTTGGTTGCGCTAATTTCCCACCAGTGGTTGTTGATCACCATCGCCTGCCACTTGGTCAGCTCACCCCATGTAACCGACCGCAGCTGCGCTTCTGAGTTAGCGCTCACTATCACTGAGCTGCCTATGCGGGTGGTCAGCATCCACAGGATGAGCCAGCTGACTAGCGCGGACTTACCAATCCCTCGACCGGACGCGACCGCTGTTCTCAAGGCGTCCATGTCGATCTGACCACGGTTATTCTTGATGTGGCTGGCTATCCTGCGCAGTATTTTGCGCTGCCAGGTGCGCGGGCCTTTGAACTTGGCTAGCGGCGTATTCTGTTGCCCCCACGGGAACGCGAACAACACGAACGCCTCGGGGTCGTCAGCGATGGTCGGCGCCCAGAGGCGCGTCATTAGGAGCTGCTCGCCCTCGGCGTCATAGATCGGCTGTTGCGCCATTCGTCACTTTAGTTGGTAGATGTTGGGGTTGCTGGTCCGTAATCAGACCGTCCAAGACGCGCTCTTGTGCTTGTTGCAACGCCTGCGTGATGCTGATCTTGTTTGTGATGTCGACACTAATCTCTTGGCGGGCCGTCCAGCCGTGGACGTGTTGCAGTATAGCTAGTGCTGCTTTGCTGTCGCCAGAACGTGCCGCGTCTCTCAGATGAGAGGATGCCTCGATCTCGGAGTCAGCGCGTCCCTTTAGTACCGCCATGTCGGCTACTGGGTCAAGCTCGCACAGCTGCCTAAACTCGGTGGGCAGCATACCAGCGGCCAAGGCAAGCGAGTCGCCTTTGAGTCCAAGCGCAGCTGCGTCATAGATGGCTTGGAGCCTGGCTTCGGTCGCCTCGACTTTGCGCGGTGAGAATGGTATCGATTTGAACATACGTGGATATTAGCGCATTTGTGGGCAATGTTGGCTACCAACATTTTTTAAAAAAATAAAAAATTTCTTCTGACACCTCCGTGACCGCGACCGGCCTGCCGCCGGCCCCCCACCCCCCAGGTTAGTGAGCACTCACTTACATGGTTGTCAGCCTGGCAAGTTAGTAAGCACTAACTAACCAGGTTAGTAAGTACTCACTTACAAAGTTAGTGGTCACTAACATAGCCAGGTTAGTGGTCACTAACTGTTAGCATAATGCTACCAAACCTGTGGATAACTTTATGTGTTGTCATTCTGCTATGTTGGCAATGTTGGCTATGTTGGCTATGGTTTAAAATCGCTGGCAAACGTGACAGCGCTGCCATTCACACACTCTGTTAGCATTATGATATCAAAAATGAAGTTATATAGGTTCAGTCTACAAAACAGCCAACATTGCCAACAAATAGCAAAAAGCCGCTTCCAGACTAGGTTATCGCGTTGGCACTCACGGCGATTTTTATTGCCTACAAGTTGACTAACGCGGCGACAAATTGACACGAAAATAAGTGCAAAATAATGTTTGACATTTTAATTTGTGCCGCTATAATGGTGTTCAGCAGCAAAACATTATTTAGTATTTCACTGCCTAATTTTTAGGCAATTTATCAGGAGAACTGACCATGAACATTCAATTACTAGTCAACGGCAAATCTTTCCCGATGATCGTTAAATCGTTTGATATCACTAACGGCGCCGGCTGGACAAAAATCAACGCGCCGACATTGACGCGCGCTGAATCGGCGGCACTCGACGAACATGTCGGCAATGTTTTGGGTTTTTATGACATGTTTTCCGACAGCGTCACCTATTTGTACATTGAAGGCCAAATGACAGCCAATTCATTCGGTGACGGCGTGTCGGATGAAATTCCGTACCAAATCACGCTTGACGGCGTGCCCGTTGACTATTCCACGCTTAACGCGCTGATCAACTAATAGGAGACTTGACCATGACAACATTCATCAAACTGACAGCCGGCAATCTTGAATGGGACGGCGCAACGCGCCCGCGCGGCGTGACGTTATGGTGCGCAGACGGTGACGGGCTCATCACTGTTCTGTCGAATGCGCACCACTGCGCGCTGTTCGATCAGGGTGATTTTGTTCAGTGGCTACCTAAGAATATCACTGACGCGCTGACACAAGCGGCGGCATGGATAGCCGCTGAGTGTCCGGCAATCTATGCAGACTTTGCGGCGTAAGCCGTACGATCGCACGCTCGCTGGCGTGAAAATCGCGGTTTTCAAAATTTTAATCAATTGGAGAAAATCATGCAAAAACCTACTGTTGGCCAAAAAATCGAAATGCCCGTATACGGCAAAATCCGCACCGTCACTGTTCTCGCCGTTCATCCGTTCGGTACGATCGACGTTGAAACCGAAATGGGCAATGTTCTGCGCATCACTGGTTTGTCATTCATCTAATAGGGGCACAACATGAAAAACTACGGATTCGAAATACTCTCAGCGATTTACTGCGCGGCCATGCTATTTACCGCGATTCTAATGATGTTATTTTAAAAGGCACGACATGAAACCAACTATTCTCGAAATCGTTTGCGCCGTGTTCGGCTTTGCATCACTCGCGCTATTTGTTTTTCTTTGCCTTGCTTATTAATTAACTAGGAGAACTGACCATGAGCAATCTTTCTTACGCTTTTACTGAAGGCCAAATTGTCGAACTATTTCACGGCGTGCCACATGACGCATGGGACATTTATTCCGCGCCGGATGATGTCATCATCCGCGCGCTGGAATGGAACGATGCAAACGGCGATTTCGAGGGTCTTGAGCGCGTTCGTTTGCTTGAAGTATTTTTGGCCGATTTTATCCGCTCGAAAGGAAACTAATTATGCAAAACCAATTACCCGATAGCGTCAATTTCACGCTGCATTTTACTGACATTCAAGAAATTGACGATTCGTTAACTAATGACGAGGCGCGTCAAATACTGCAAATAATTGCCCGAAAGGGCGAAGCGTTTGATTCTGAAACATTGGATTCATGGATTGATTTTTTCAAAGCTAGTCAGGCGAGGGGTTAATTATGAAAGACACTACATATAACGGATGGACAAATTACGCCACATGGCGCGTTAATCTCGAAATGATCGACGGTTTAGACCCAAGCGACTTTGGCTTTGAAGGATTAGACCATTACGATTTAGGGCAAGCGCTGAAAGACTATGCGGATGAAATCCTCTGTCAAGGTTGCGGCTATGAGGGTCTGGTTTTGGATTATGCGCGCGCGTTTCTGTCGGACGTTAATTGGCGCGAGATTGCGCAGCACATGGTTGCCGATTACGCAGACGCATGACGCAGTATGGATGGCTAGATGACTTCGGGGCGGTCTGCTGTTGGCGCGATTTCCCGCCAGCGGCCGGCCGGCCTTACATAACGCGCAAAGTACCGCGCAAACGGGCACAAGCGCCCACAATCGAAACCCACGGCGCTGCGCTGTGGTAATTAAGGAGAATCGACCATGCAAACGATAAATATTGACGGCACTACGTACACACTCAAATTCGATAAATGCCCGATTGAATGGGCAAAACTCGCCCGCAAGGCATGGAAACCAAAGAAACCAAAAGACATCCGCAAGTTTCCTAAAGATTACGCCGGCACGATGTCAACGGGCGACTATGTCCGCCAATTTGAAGGGTTGAACATGCTTATCAAAACCGAATATGACAATTTGAACTATTCCGGCACGGCGCTATACGATCCGTCAATCCCTTTGCTAGAGGACTTGTCCAATGAAAACGCAAACTGACACCAGCGCGCCGTGGTGGCCGGCGCATCTGTGGCCATATACGTACACACACGGCGACACCGAATTGCTTTGCTTTGTCGATTGGGAACCAGCAGACCGGTCGGTCGGTTGGGGCGGCGGCGCATGGTTAATCCACGCGTTTGCCGGCGGCGTTGACGTGATCGACTTGCTGAAGGATTACATCATCAAAGATATTGAACAGGAGGCCGCATGTTCGCTCTCAT